CAAGGTTTAGATAAATTAGTGATGATAAGTCCTAATAAAAAAACTTATGATGAAATTACATCTATAATGTTTCAGCTTTATAACGGTAATGATTACGGTATGGGGAACTTTAGCTTACAGTTTTTAAGTAAAATTGATCAAGCTTGGCGAAAGGGACGAAAACAAACTGCAAAAAGGTTGGGATTGTCTTTAGTTAAGAATGTGTAGCCACCAGTTTCCATATCCATATCATTGTCTTTCCAAAACTGGTGGTTATGCAGATGAGTTTATTTGATCATAGTCTAGGTGAAGTCGCTGAAATGAGTGGCATTGAACGCACTTATTTCATGAATGATATCTTAATAGATTACCTTACATCAAAAGATCTCCAGCAAAGAAAAATGGAGAAATTTTATCTTGAGTTACTCAAACAACTTATTAAAGATTATGGGAACTAATATTGCGACAGAAATATTAAAAACTCCTGCAAGATCTGAACATAGATTATATCAAGCTATAGTTGTTCAAGCGTTTGAGGATTGTTTATATACTTTAGGTGGTAAGAACGAGGCCTATAATAAAAAAGAAGCTCATGAGTGGTTTATGGCAAATGGTAAGGATTTTAGACAGATCTGTGATTTAGCTAATTTAGATCCTGATCATGTACATTCAAGATACAAGTGGTGTTTAAATAATAAAGTGATTGTTTTTACTGAAATACAATGTTATTGGATTGAGTATAAAAATGAATATAAGAAATATAGAGCCGTAGGCACTAAAGAAGAAAGAAAAACAATTAAGGAAAGAATTGACCAAATTAGGTTTAAACTTAAATTGAAGGATAAAAGAAAATGAAACTTAAAATTTTAAAAGCATTAGAAGATAAATACCATGCTAAAATTAGTGAGGCAGAAGCAACTTTAGACATATACCTTACTAAATCAGTAGGGATTGGTGAACACCCGCAACACATAGACGAAGCTGATAAACTTGTTGATACGATAGCGCAAAATGAAGAGAAGTTAGGTGTTATTCATAGATTGAAACAATGAAAGAGTTAGTTATTGGTTTACTTATTTTAGTAAGTGGTGAAAAAATAGAGACCAGGCATATTACTATTTACGAATCATGTTATACGTGGTATCAGAAGAATGTAGAAATGACAGAGAGAAAGACTACTTTTTTTAGCCGAAGATCTTATCATTTGTATGAGGGCCAGCGAGTCGTTGGTTTTATTTGTAGTGATAAGGAACCTAAATGAGTATTAGAAAAAAAATTTGTGCGAGATTAAGATTAAACTGGATGAGAACTGCTTACGTAGGTTTGGCATTTGTCTGGTCTTTTTTAATTTATGTCCCCTTTAAATAAAATTAATATTGCAGCTATAAACTGGGAAAGAACTAGAGATCCTAAATATAAAAAGGAATGGTATGATCTAATTAAAAGGTGGTCTGAATCTATCCGAAAAAAGCCCAAGCAAATATTAGAGTACAAGTGGCCGCTGTTAAAATAAAAAAAGTAAAATCATCGAAATTCATAAGGTTAACTAGGATAGGGTAACATGTAATAACCTTTTCTAGGGGAAAAGATGTCGAGAGAGCATGCTACCCTATCGACCATAGTTATGTCATTGTTCCTCCGATCTGTCTACAATATACTGTAAAAAGGGACAACGGACAACGAAAAAAGGGCGCTTCAGTCTCCCTCCACGCCCTAAAAGATAACAAGAAATGCGTTATATAACGGCATAATTGTACTATATTCGTCCGTCTAGATCAACGAATTCGTCTGTTTAGGCCAAAGAATATATAGCAACGTCTGGGCGTTGGTAGCAACATCTGGGCGTTGCTATTAAAAAATCTACTATATAGATATTCTAGACCCCTATGCACTTTTTTTAATCGGAGGTCAAAAGTGGTGTATCTGGTGTATCTGATGATTATTATTGTTGTATACCAACACTTATAATCGATTTTATGGTGTATCTGTAGGTGTATCCGTGGTGTATCTGGATACACCACAATATCAATATTTCCTTGCGTAGTGTAAAAATATAGATTTGGGTAATCTAGTCGGGGGTTAAAATAATCTATATAATAAAAATTCGATGGACGGCAAAACTTGGGACTAATAGATCTCAATAACGTCCATCCCGAATTAAATTATGGCAATAGTTATTAAAGGTATAAAATATCTGACAAAAAAAGGTGCTGAAAGACTAGCATTGAAAGGTAAGCGTAAGCTTGTTGACCCAACTAAAAGGGCTGCGAATAAGAGAAGAGCTAAACAAAAGGCCTATGAACAAAGAAGGTCTCCATTAAAATACAATATTCATGCTGGTGGTGGTAAAGGCCCTGTACCAATTAAAAAACAATCACCAATTAAATCAACTTTAAGTGGTCGAGTTTATTCAAGTATAAAAAAAGGTCCTGGATCAAATTTTAGATTAGATCCTACGACTGGATCTGCAGTTGCAGAATTTCAATCAAGAGTAAGAGATTTAATAGGTTTAGATCAAATAAGTGTAAGAGCAGCACACAGAGCAACACATATAGCTAGAGAAAGAAGAAAAAATAGGTTAAAAAAGAAATAATGGCAGCTAAATATTTTTTTGGAATAGCATATAAATTCGGAAGACCAGTAGTAAAGGGAGCTTCAAAGAAGTTTCAAAAACTATTTGAGAAAGAATATAATGAAACTAGAGCAGCTGGTGTCAGCTCATCGGGAGCTTTTAGATCAGCAGCAGAAGCAATAAACAAAAAATTAAAAGAATTTCCAAAGAAAAGTAAATAATGGCATTAAAATCAAAAGCGTTAAGAACTATTGACGACCTGACTCCAAAACAAAAAAAGTTTGTTGATATTCTTGTAGCCAACTGGGGTGAGATTACAAAAGCCGAAGCTTGTAAGAGAGCAGGATATGAAGCAAAGAATGATAAAAATTTTTCAGATATTGGAAGTAGATTAACATTACGAAGACACAATCCACACGTAGTAAAGTATTTAGATCAACAGCTTGAGAAAGCCAAAGCTAAATATGAAAAGGATAGACTACGTAGATACAAAAGATTAGAAAAATATGCTGATAATGCATTTGCAGATAAGCAATATGCATCAGCTATTAATGCTGAATTTAGATCAGGACAATTAGCTGGTCTTTATGTAGACAAAAAAGAAGTCAAAGTATCAGGATTGGAGGGTATGTCACGTGCAGAGCTTGAGAAGAAACTCACAGAGCTTTCAAACAAGATCGATGGTTTCAACGCCAAAACGATCGAAGTTAAGCCAGAGACAAAAGAACTACCTGAAAAGTAATAACTGGACATCTTTTATTACAATATTTAATGAGGTGCATAATGCAGACCTCAATATTAATTTAGGGAAGATCAATGTTAAAACGGAAGAAAAGTAAATACAAACAAGCTCTCGTTGGAGATAAGAAATATTACTATTATAGAATATATTGGTTGGATCCCTGCGGTGATGCTGGGCATAGAGATGCTGATGAGGTAAAAAAATTAAAACCTGCTAAGATGATTACTCATGCTTTTATCTTTGATAAAGACAAGAAATATGTATGGACTTTTGCAAGTTATGATAGTGAAGCTGCTGTTTTCTCCGACTGCAATGTATTATTGAGATCAAGCGTTACTAAACTTGAAAGAGTGTTAAACCGATCTGAATAATTTATGAAAAAACGTGAGTCTATGTTATGGCAAAGAATAAAAAAACACATAACAAAACCTCACTTAATTCGTGTAGAATCAAATACTATCAATGGTATTCCTGACATAAATGGTTGTTGGAATAGTAAAGAATTTTGGATAGAACTCAAATCGGACAAGGTAGGATATCCTAAGCTTTCTAAATGGCAAATTAGTTGGATTAATAAACGAATCAAACACGGTGGTATAGTAATTATCTGCAATGAGACCCTCTCGAAGAGGACTCTCCAACTTTACAGACCGTTGTCCGCGATTACTGATGCTCGTTTACTGAAACCTCGGTGCTCGTTCTCGTTTCCCGTACATTGGCCATCCTTCCAGGAAGCTCTCTGGGGCCTTCTGGATCTCCCTGCAGCGAAGTCTCGTTCTCGTTCTCGTAACAAAGACCAACGAATCGAAGAGGCAATGGTCAGGGGCTCAGGCAGCATCACCAGCCAGGACTTGTCTGGTATCTGATTCTCGTTTATTCTCGTTCTCGGGGGCCAACTTTTCTATCATTGTTTTCCGTTGAGCCCCCTCAGGAGCTTCTGGCCACACAGTTCTCGTTCTCGTTTCAAGAAAGGAGTATGGTAATGAAGTGCTACCATTAGCAGTCTTCAGGATCTGGGAGCTGGTAGAAAAAATACCTGAACTTTCTTCTTGACTTTTCTCCCATCTGGTCTTATGTATATGCCAACCCTGAAGATTAAGTCCTTTATCCAGATAAGTAACGGGGGAAAGCCAGACTCACGCGCGACTCTGGCCGACTTGACTCAGAGTTATTACAGCGGGCTAAGTCTGCAAAGCGCTCAATCTCAGGATAGCTTTTAAAGCAGGCCTGAGCTTGGCCCGTTAACAACTAACAAAAGGATAACAATGAAAACACATGTAATTAAGGATGACGGTACGGTGACCGTTGTAGAAGGAAAGATTAAGGATCTAGATGCAATGCAGAAACTCGTAAAAGGACCTATCGAAATAGTAAACGCAGCAATGCCTGCAGCATCTCCTGAGCTGCCAGGAGGCAAAGATCTCAAGGAGATGGTAGTGAATGAGGAAGGTTTGTTTAATAATTCGTTTAAAACTAATCACAAAGCCAGGAAGCTGATTGCCGATGGTATGAAGGTACCGCTGGACAACATCCAAGACATTCGTGGTGATGTCTTCGTCACTGACGGTTGGCGAATCGCGTGACCTCTCTCGTACTAATTCTTGCCCTGCTCTGGCCACGGATAACCATGCCAGTGCTGGGGCTCCTGGTACTGACTGTGGTAGCAGCGTGGTGAAGCTCTCGCTCGTTCTCGTTGGAGTGCGCCTTGTTTAGAACTATTCTAAAGTGGATAGCACCACACGGGGGGTGAGCTTCTGGGTTAGACTTCTGAAATTTTTTTTATTTGACTTATAGGTGGGATATGATAAGACAATGGAGTGACGTGGATTGACAGAACACATAAAGTGTTCGCCTTGCTAGACAAGAGCATACCCACGTCACTTAAAGATAACAAAGGAGTAAAATATGGGACTAGACCAGTATGCTCATCTTCGTAATAGAAAGATAGATTGGAAAAAATACTATTCAGATGATGAGAAAGAAAGTCAGACAGAACAAAAAGACGTTTTTGTTTGGCGTAAGCACGCAAGACTTCAAACATTTATGAATAAGAAGTTTGAAGAACAGAACCAACATCAAGTAAGAAGAAAAGAGTTAGAGGAAAAGGATAAAGAGTTTAACCCTTTTGATATGTCACATCTTGGTATGAATGGATATGATGAAGTTTATATTACCGAAGATGTCGTTAAAGATTTAGAAAAAGAAGTTAAATCTAATTTTTATAACTCGTTCACACCTGACGGGTTCTTTTGGGGTCAGCAGTTTCAAGAAGAGAGTGTGAAAGAATACAAATCGCAAGACTTGAAGTTCGTGGACTTTTGTAAAAAAGCAATCAAAGACGGCAAGACTGTCGTTTATACTTGCTCGTGGTAATGTTCTCGTTATTCAAAAAGGATAGGGGGTAAGTTGTGGGATTTCTAATTTGGTTCTCGCCAGCAATAATTATCTACATCTTATTATTGATGGAAGTAATAAGTTTGGGTTCTGTTTTTAATTTGTTCTAGTTTTGTCTGTGGACGACCCATTATGAACACAACCCAAAATGGACACATTTTTATATTGATATTTATATGGGAGATGATAAGACAAGCTATTACTTAACACTAACAAAGGAAAACAATGAGTAATGCAATACGAAAGCTAAAGGCAGATGAGAAAAAAGTCATCTTGGCTTATGCTGTAAATAAACTGCAACTTAATCGTTTATCTAAAGAGTTAGATACAATGAAACAAAACGTAGTTGATGTGTTTGAAAGAACAAATCAAAACTTAGTTATTGTTCAAGACGAGAATGGTTGTAGCTTTGGAGTGCAGAAAATCAGACGAAAAAGAAAAAAGTTTGAAACTGCCAACTTCAAAATAAAACATAATGACTTATTCAATCAGTTCTGTACTGAAATTGAATATAATGAGTTCAAAGCTATTGGCGATAATAATGACAAATAGTTTAATGAACATATCAAAAGTATTAGCCGAGCAATCGGCTAATACTCAACTTACTGACAATGTTAAATTAGAACCCGATGCAGTTAGTAAGTTAAATTATGAAGTTATGTACAAAATGTTAGAGGGCGAGGTTGAAAAGCTAATACTAGAAAATAGTGGCAACCCTTTAATTGATAACTTTAAACAACGGATTGTAAGAAAATTTAGTTACTTAATAGAAAAGTTAAGTAGCTAACTACAACCAACAACTCGTAGCGCTAACGCGCTACGGGTTTTCTCTATATAAGGTTCAGCAAAATCAACAACCTGCTTTTCTTAATTTTTTTACGCCAGTCGCGTTCATATACAAGGTACTTGTATATTACAAGAGTTTATAGCAAGTCGAATAGAAGTAGTGTATGCTGAAACGGTATGGTATAAAAGGGGACCCGAAAAAACTAAAATTTGAGATGAGCACATTAGATCAATTAACAGATGATGAATTAAGAACCTTAATTCTTAAGAAACAGATTGAGTATATAAAATTATGTCAGGACAACTTTTTATTATTTGTTAAAGCTATGTGGCCTGATTTTATATGCAGGCAAACAGAGGACCCTGATAACTGGGGGCACCATCAAATTATAGCGAATGAGTTTCAAGATATCGCTTCAAAACAATCTAAACGTCTTATTGTGAATATGCCACCAAGGCATACTAAATCAGAGTTCGCATCATATTTGTTTCCTGCTTGGATGATAGGTAAGAATCCTAAAATGAAACTTATGCAAGTATCACACAATGCTGAACTTGCTTCGCGGTTCGGTAGCAAAGTTAGAAACTTAATGGAGACCGAAGACTACAAAAGTATCTTCGGAGATGTTAGTCTTAGAGAAGATAGTAAGGCTAAAGGCCGTTGGGAGACCAATCATGGTGGAGAATATTTTGCAGCGGGGGTAGGCGGTTCAATCACAGGACGAGGGGCGGACTTACTTATTATCGATGACCCACACACTGAACAAGACTCAATGTCTGATTCTGCAATGGAACGTGCTTACGAATG